ACTATTAACATTACGAGGATCTAAATTTCCTGGAATAGTTAAAAACGTTCCTTCAGTAGCAGATCCAGTTTGGTGCGCACCAATTTTTAATAAATCAGTTCTTAAATTAATCCAATCTTGTAACCTAAAAGGATCCCCTACTCTTACTTGCGTACTAGAAACTGTTTGGCCAAAGCCGTATTGTCCAGATCCAACACCCAATACATTTTGAGCTAACGTCTGAATAGCATTAAAGTCTGAAGCTAATATTTTTTGACCTACACCAGGCATAATAATTCCTTTATAGTACTAAAACTTCAATAGTTTTTTCGCCAGGCTCATCACTTGTACCTAAAGCAATTGCAAACACATCAGCATTATTACTATATGCGGCTTGTGCGGCTCCATTTGTTCCAGCAACTAAACGCTGTCCTTTTTTAACTTGACCAATTACTTTGCAGGGAACACGACCTTTTAACGCAACGTAAGTACCGCCTTCTAATCCGCTGTTCATCATGTAAGCTGGATTTGCAGAAATAACACCAATTGCTCTATCGCCAACTGTACAAGCTGTAACTTCTTTCTCGCCGCCAATTGTCATTACTGTACCAACCAAATAATCAGCATCTGCTAGATATTTTTCTGCCAAGTCAGCATAGTCTGCTGAACTTGCAATACCTTGAAATATATTAGCATATAAATCAGCACTTGCATCGCGTACTGCAACTGTGCTAGCGGCCGCACCAGTGTTTCCCGAACGATATAAACCACTAACTGTTTCTAAAACTTGATTCGATTGACTTGCAATGCCGCTGAACGAAGCCGCATAAATTGTATTATAAATTTTACTTGGAGAACCAATACTTGAAATATTAGTTTCGCCTGGGATTAAATCTGTACCAACTAGTGACAATGGATTTTTTGTAGCTCCAGCAACAGTTGTTAAGAAAGTAATCGTATTGCTTAATACGTTTGCAATAGTTGGCGTACTTCCAGTAATTTTAACTTCCAAATCTCTAAGCAATCCGACTGTGTAACCTGCATTACTAAAATGTATAGGGTCTGCAAAACTTGTTGTGCTGGCTTTTAAATACTCACTTGCCGCAAAACCGCCTAGTTTGTCCGAGTCACTTGCAGTTCCCCAGAATCTTTGATCAGTAGTACTAGTTTTGCCAAGTATACTACCAATAGTACTATTAACTAGTGTAATACCTTTACCAATTTTTGTAAAACCTGTAATTGGATTTAAACTAGTACTAAGAGTAAACTCATCAGCACTAATAATATACATTACTTGTCCGTTAGTTACTGCTTGGATAACCGAGTGATTTGCCCCAACATCATCTAAAACGCTGATACTTTGCATCTGAGTAGTGCCGGCGCCTGCAACACTTTGCGGGCCAACTAGCGTAAATGTTGTTCCATTCCAAACATAAATTTGTTTGTTTGCAGTATCATACCAAAATTCGCCAGGTGTTAACCCTACCGGTGCTGTGGCACTAGCTTCCGAACCACTTGCAATACGGAATTTGCTACCATCGTAGAACTTTAACTTGCTGTTGGCACTATCAAACCAAATCTGTCCCGAAAGTGGGTTATTTGGACTGTTTGCTCCGCTAAAATTTTCTAATAAAAATACAAGATTTTCATTTTGTAATTCGCCGTAGCCAGCATAATTCTTACCAATCATTTTAATTGATAGTGTGCTATCTATTGTTCCGTCGGCAACTACAGTTATCTGTGTTCCGTTGTATCGATTAATGGTGTATGACATCAGTTATTCCTCGTTCCTAATATTTATCGTTATAAGCTAGTGTTACCAAGTGCTAAGAGCCGCTCTTTTCCATGTGTTTAGTCCAACACAAACATAAACATAGCTTGGACCCCAAGCTATTTGCCCTGGAACTCCGTCTGCACCAGCAGACGCCGGAACTAAAGAAGTATTAATAACTAAAGAAGTTCCAGATAAAGTTAAATTTCCTCTAATATTTGCATTACCGTTAACATCTAAAGTTGCTGTCGGTGATGTTGTAAATAAACCAATCTGTTGAGCGGCGCTTTTTATAAAAAGTGCAGTGGTTTGCGCACCATTAGGATTAATTGTAATTGCAAAATTTTGTCCAGTACCTTGAGCATTTAAACCATAAAGTGTGTTGTCTACTGTAATTGTGCTGTTTTGTGCAAGGCCTAGCGTTAAAGGTTTAGCATTTGCTATAATTATCTGACTAGTTGTTGTTTGTTTGTAATCAGGCGCTGTTGGCCCGGTAATACCAGTATTTAAAAAGTTTTCAACAGTTTTATTCGTACCATCTGCCGCAATTAAAATTGTTGCTGACTTAGATTGCACATTAAATGTAAGTCCTGGGATATTACTACCATTAAAACCTACTCCAATCATTCCAGAAAAGCCAGGTACTGGAACATTTGGTGTAAATTCATCTAGGCTAAAAATTCCAATTAAAGTCTTTTTCAGATATAAAAACAAAACTGTATGATCTACACTGTAAATATCTGTAATGGATCCTGTTTGGAATCCTGATAATCCTTGGCTTTGTGTATATAACGGGCCTGCTAGTATATTTGCAACACCATCATTAAAATATAATTGTTGATTTTTACTATCAATCCACATATCTCCAGTTGCAAGTTGCGCTGGTATAGTATTTGAAACAATCGCTCCGCCAGATACCCTAAACAAATTACCGTCATAAACTTTTAATCGGCCTGTTGTCGTATCGTACCATAATTGTCCAATAATAGGATTATTTGGAGCACTAGTATTTGCAAAATTTTCTAATAAAAATACAAGATTTTCGTTAAAGTATGTTCCGTAACTCGGAGAATTTTTTCCAATCAATGTTAAATCAGTTGTTGTTTGATCAACTTGGCCGTCAACTACTTGAGTTAATGTTTCGCCGTTGCTTTTTAATATGGTATAACTCATTATACTGTTACTCCGGTGAATATGATATAATTAACTGCCAAGTAAGGATTCATAATATTAAGCAGTTCGCCGTGAGTGTCAGATATAACTCCGCCACTGTTTGACAAATATTGTGCTTGGGAGGCCGCCTGACCTCCTGGTCCTGATAGTGCATCGCTATCGTCAGGATTACCTGCAACGTTTCGTACTCCATAATACTGACTACCTGCCGCGCCTTTTAATGAATGACTATGTTGCGGGAGATTAGGAGTAGTTATTGAAACTTTTTCAACGCCTGCTACTCCGCCAATTGCTTGGGCAAAAGCATTTGTCACTCGACCCGCTGGACTAGTAACTGTGTAGATAGAAACATTGGTTGGGGTATTAACTTTTATATCATTAAACATGTTATCGCGGCCAAGGGCAAATCTTCCTCGAAGATCTGGCAATGCAAATGTACTAAAACCTTGCAACGAATTAGATGGTTTATAACTAAATTCTATTACTTCAAATAAACCACTATACACAGCCTGACTTACTTCTGCTCCATCGCAAAGCAAATATCCTTTTGGTATTTTAGAAGTAATGCCAGCAAATGGAAATATTGATCCGACTGGAACTGTTGCAAATCCAGCAGTTAACGCTTCGACTGATACTCTTTTTAAACCTGCTGATCCATCACGTTGTATTAACAACTGGTCAGTTACTAAAGTAGATGTTACTTGCTCTTGATTAGTGATTGCGCCGGTTGTTAAAGTGGTATTAAATATAATCGTTTGATTTTGTCCGTCAAAATCTGTAAGATCGCCGCTTGAATTAACAATGTCGCCTTGCATTGTAAATTTAGTTGGGCTAGCCAGTTTAGTTGCAGATCCGCTAACGCTTCCTTGAAATCCGCCAGCAAAAGTACCGTTAAAATTGCCGTAAAAGTTAGTTGCATAAATGCTTGAAAATTTTGCTCCGCCTGTCGTAGGGTCGGAACCGATATTGTAAACGCCATCTTGTAAAGGATGAATATCGCCGCTTACAGTTAATTCACCACCAACACTTAAAGTTTTTAATGATGTAGTACCATTAATAACAATTCCGCCTGCAAGTGTTAAACTACTTGCATTAGTACTAATCAAAGTAAGCTGATCTGCGGAAATTGCGCCGTTAACATCTAAAGCAGTCGTTGGATTAGTTTTATTAA